CACGCCTGAATCAGAACCGAAGTCAGCCGAGCCTGAGGTTAAAACCGAGGTTGCCGAAGAAAAAGCCCCCGAAATTGCCACGCCTGAATCAGAACCGAAAGCAGCCGAGCCTGAGGTTAAAACCATGCTCGACGTGCGTTCCGACCGTGCCACCCGCTTTGAGGATATGCCTACCGAAAAGGCCCGTGAGCTCTGGCTCAAGAAACAAGACAAATACCGCCTCATGCAGCAAAAGCACCTGCAGATGCGCAAGGTGGCCAAGGGCGAGAAACACAATGAGCAGCGCGCCAAGCTGCGTGCCGAAGTGGTGAAGCTCGACGGCGAAATCGACAAACTCTGGAAACAGATTGACGAAGAGGTGGCTCTCCATGGTTAAAACGGATGTCAGAAGTACCGATTTTAATACCAGGAGTGCGAGTATGCCGACAGAACTCAATGAACATTCTCCGGCAAATAGTAAATATGACAGGTTGCGGAAGCTCGTTGACAATCTTCTCGTATTCCGTAACTGATGGCTGGTTACGCCAGCTTTTGAAGTTGAAGATTGATATGGATGTGCAGCACATCACACTGATTCTTGATAAGGATGTGATGGTTCGCCATCGTAGTAAACTGTTACAAATTGAAAGGGTAGCAGACGAAGCTTATCTGACTGACAGTCACGCCAAGCTTTACTTTTCAGAAGGTAATGGCAAGGCTGTGGCCGTCATTACTTCTGCTAATGCTACCAACAATTATAGAAACGAATGTTATTATGGAACAGACAGACCAAACGAAATCGAGCAAATCCGCCTCGATGTCCGAACAATTCTTCAATCAGCTGTCAGAATTGACAGTTGAAAAACAAGTTGAAGAGTTATCATCATTGTTTTTCACTATCAGCGAGATAGCTCTCTTTATTGGTGAGGACGCAGAAACCCTGCGTTCTGCAATCATGTTCAATAAAGATTCCGAGATTTCAAAAGCTTACAATCGTGGCAAGCTTCGCACTCGTATTCTGCTACGCTTCGATTCACGAAAATTCGCACTCAGCGGCAGCCCGCAAGCTGTTCAAGAAATGAGAGAATATTTATCAGACCAAAACATTGACGAAAATGCGTGACGAAAATTTTGAAATGATTGTAAATAACATGTTTCTCCCTGTAGGACAAAGGAAACCTTTGACGGAGAATCAGGAGAAACTGTTGCAGGAGGTTACCGACTGCTATAATCTTCAGCTTCAAAAGCCTATGATTAGCAGGGTTAACCTCAGAAACTACCTTATAAATAAATACCAATGTTCTCAGATACAGGCTTATAAGATAATCCAGTATGCTGCTACGGCATTGGGTAATGTCAATTCTTCTCACAAAAACTGGGTGCGTCAACGCATTGAGTTTTTGTGCGAAGCTGCTTACATCGCCACTGAAGCTAAAGACTTCAAAAAGAGCGAGTCTTTGACAAAAATCGCCAATGTACTCGCGAAAGCGTTCGCCACCAATCTTGATGAGGGCGAACTTATCAACGCGCAGCGTTATTTGGAGATTGATAAGGTCAATATTGTTATTGACCCCGCAGCAATCGGCATCAATATCTCACCGGTTAGCCAGAAGGAGATCGATAAACAGCTGCGTAAGTATCAATTCGAAGATGTTGACTATGAAACTTTAGACGATGAAACAGATTTATCTTCACAAGGGGCAGCTGCTATATAAGCTTTGCAGCGCTCGCGACAGCGTAAATATTTGCTCCCGTCGATGGGGTAAGAGTTTTATTGTCGCTTTGCGTGTTATGGAAAATGTGCTTGAAATGCCTGGTTCAACAGGTGTGTTCGTCGCTTCTTCATTCCGTCAGGCTCATTCTCGTACTTTACCGTCGATGCTTCAGGCGATGAAAGATTTTGGTTGGGAACGTGATGTGCATTACGTTATTGGTCACCGACCGGATGTTAGGCTCGGTTTTAAAGATCCCGCGTTTTGTCCTTCAGATCTTAAGGATGTTATATGGTTCGCCAATGGTACAATCATGGTGATAGTCTCTCAGGAGGTGGTTATGTCGGCCAACTCAATGACAATCCATTGGCTTGTAGGTGATGAAGCAAAGGGTTTGGACTATGATAAGCTTTCAAATGAAATCTTTCCGGCAATAGGTGGTTCTGATCGTTACTTTAATAATCCGGCCCAGTTCCCGCATTTATGGGGTACTCATTTCTTTACAGATATGCCAACAAACAAAGATGGTTTGTGGCTGATTAAGAAATACGAGTCGGAATACGATAAAGAGCTTTGCGATACCATCATTGCCATGGAGTGGGAGATTAATGGTTTGCTGCAGCAACAACCCAATACGTACAACGTGCGTAAAATAGCACATCTCCGAAAAGAAGCCAATTTGCTTCGTTCGAAGGCTCTTTATTACCAGGAGCGCCCAATCTTCGATAATATCGCAGTGGTGGGTGCTGATTATGTGAAGCGTTGTGAACGTAATCTTACTCCGTTGGTGTTTCGTACATCAATACTTACTAAGCGTATTGATAAAGTGGAGGGTATGTTTTACGATTCTTTTGATCGTAAAATACACACCTACCATGCAACCGACAACAACAAGCTTAATGACTACCGTGCTCAAAATTATAATTGTTTACTCGACACGGATATTGAACGCACCAAGCCTTTAGCTATCTCCTTCGATTATGGCGCGCTCATTAACTGGCTCGTTGTCGCTCAGATTCAAGGCAATCTACATAAAACTCTGAAGAGTTTTTATACCAAACACAAACAGCGTTTGCGTGAAGTAATCCAGTTATTCTGTGAATACTACAAAGAGCATCCAAATCGGACACTCTACTATTACTACGATTCTACAGCACTCGCCACAGGCTACGTAGAGCTGGGGCACTCCGCCTATGACATCGTTCATGAAGAATTTCGTAAACATGACTGGTACATCCACGACATTTACATGGGCAACCCAATGAAACATGATGCAAAACACCGCATCATCAATGAAGCTTTCACTGGTCGTGAAAAACTTATGCCTATGTTTAATGCCGATAATAATGAAGAGCTGCTTCAGGCAATTTGCCTTGCAGAACTTCAGATTGGCAGTCAGGGCGTTCGTAAGAATAAGTCGGCGGAAAAGTCGGATGAGACCGACACAAATCTTCCGCTCGAGCTTCGTACTGACGCCACTGACGCATGGGACACAAACTTTCTTGGCTGTCTTACATATCCATACGACGGCGATCGGTTTGTGTATTAAAACTCTGTTTCATCATTTATATTCGTGCCACCTGACTGTAATGGTCGGGTGGCTTTTTCGTCTGCGTTAGATCCTTCGGAACAAACTCGACGAATGCTGCGGTAATGATACTAATTGCATTAGAATCATTGTCTTAGGATTACGGAATTTCATTTTTAAATTCCGCTCACTCGTTTTCATCATTTTTATCGCCGTCACACCCTTATCTCATCTTGTTTCTGCCTTTCATACTGCGAAGGTAGTTTTCGCAATTGTCTGCTTTAACAAGGTCATGCACTCCGTGTTTCCAAAAAATTCTCCACACCTTCGGGTAGTAATTTTTTTAAGAAAACCTTGCAAAGCTAATTGCTTCTACTCTTCATGCAGTACAAAAGGCGAAACGATAGAGATGACGGGAATGAATCTCTCAAAAAAAAAATTCAACGAGTGAAAGTTAAATTAAAAAGGCTCACTCCAGTAGAATCAAAGAATAAAAACAACTTAAAAATTTAAAATTATGTCAAACACATTGAACTACAGAGATTTAGCTTACAACAGCGTTAAAGGTTTAGACTATGATGAAATGTTACAACTCCAAGCCGAGACTGGGCTTTCACTCCGTCAAATAGAATTTATGTATTACAGATTTAACAACTAAAATATAGGAGATTGAAAAAATGAGAACAGACAACAAAAAACACGAGAACGCACAACTTAGACGCGAACAACTTAAAAAGTTATCAAACGATTTAAAACTTGCGAACGCATTACTAATCGCAAACGGAGAAAAGATTAATAATTTGCTGGTCGAGTATTATAGACAAAAGTTTGAGGTTACAGAACTTAAAACTTATGAGCAGTGGAAAAATTTCGGTTTCCAAGTAAAACGTGGCTCGTTGTCTTATATGGTATGGGGTACACCTAAAACTATTAAAATAAAAAATGATGCAGACCCAACCGCAGACCCAAAAGAGAAAGACGACTTTTTCCCGGTGTGCCACTTATTCGATGCGAAGCAGGTCGCACCTATAGAGACAAAAGAAAACTAATTTATTAACCCAATTTATTAACAATCAAATTTTAAAGTTATGAGTAACAAAAAAACAGCCGGAAAGGCACAGAATGCAGCAGCAGAAGCAGCAGCAAAAGAGAATGAAAACGGAGTCACAACAATTGAGGACACTCCAGCAGTAGAACAGGAAACACCGAAAGCCCCGACAGTGGGCGAGGTTATCGGTCAGGTGTTCAAGGATGCAGAAGAGAAGCAGAGGGAACTCGAACGCAAGCAGCATGAACTCGAGCAATGCCTCGCACAACTCGAGCACAAAAAGAAACTTTCTGAGCATCGTGCTAAATTCATCGAGACGGATGAGAAATTAAGCAAGGCGCTCGAAGACCTTCAAGGAGATGCGTTTGAGCATCCGCATTTTAAACTGGCGATGAAGACCTTCGACCAGTATAGAGATAGGGAAGACGTAGTCTCAATTAGTAACACCGATTTAATCCGTGAGTTTGTGCTAATGCTTCGTGAGAAGATAGCCGACAAAGTAACGGAGATTGAGACGGAACTCGTTCAATAGTCTCGCAATGGGGGCGACCACTCGCCCCCAAATTTTTTCGCTCGCTCGCCTCATATTTCGCAAAAGAGGGTCGCCCCCTCTCCATTTTTCGAGAGGGCGGCGCGGGGTCTTCCGACGGATACCGAGCCGATTTTGAAAAAATCGGCTCGGTAATTGATTGATTGTCTTTGGTTTCGGTGTTGTTTATCGTGTAAACAACAGATTATTTCAAAGCCGCTGCCGGTTTTCGCTCGAAGTCTCAACCGCCAGCGGCTTATATTGTCACTTATATGGAGGTGCTACATCATAATTTTGCACCTGTTTCAATTAACTCAATTAACGTAACTAAACCAAAATGCAATGATTCACGAAAGTAAAATTTTTGAAATTGTGCAGCAGCTAAAAGAGTTCTCGCTCAAGTACGTTAGCAAGGCAGGCGAACTGGTGACTATTGACAGCTGCCGCTGCACCAGCTTCCACAGCTCGGGCAAAACGATGAACATCATCATACCTGCCTCGGGGCTTGTGCGTAAAGTGACACGCAAATCGATTGTCGAAATCAACGGAGAGGAGGTTTTTGTATGATTGATGAGCTTAACGACAAAGTGGTTGAAATTGCCGACAACGTTTTCGCATGCAAAGACGCTTTGGCGGTGATCACCAAACACGACAGCTTTACGGTGTTCGACGAAAAACACCTGCGCCCGCAACCGGTGGCAGGCTACTCGGTGGCACCATGGGGCAACAACAACGACCTGCCTCAACAGGTGATGGGCAAGATCGACGCTGCCGAGATTGTTGGCACCAACGCCAACTTCAACTGGCGAGTGGCCTATGGCCAAGGCCCGAAGCTCATGGAGGTGATTCGCGACCCTGAAACCAACCGCCCCAAGGCTTTCAAGGAAGTGCTCGACGGCGACGCCTACGAGTGGTTCCAGAAAAACAATATCCCGCTGCTGATGATGGAGATACTTACCGACCTCAGCTATTTCGGCAACGCCTTCCCGGTGCTGCTCACTTCGGCAAAGCAGGCCGACGGCACTCGCAAACGCATCGACGGCATTGTGCACCGCGAAGCCATGTTCAGCCGCTGGGGACTGTCGGAAAAGAAATACATCAACGCACACCTCTACTGCGCCAAGTGGGACGACAACCCTATCGACAAAGACATTCAGAAGAGTTATGTGCTCAATGAGTACGACGCTGTTAACGACATCCGACAGCGCCTGGCTCTCGGCTACGACGCACGCCTCTGCTTCCCTATATACATGCCAAGCCCCGGACGCCCGTATTACAGCTATCCTTCGTGGTGGAGTGTGTTCCGCTCGGGCTGGTACGACAACCTCGTTTCGATTCCTAACCTCAAGAAAGCCATCTTGAAGTATAACCTCGGTGTGAAACACATTATCTACATCAGCGAC